TTGTTGATATTTCAGCAAGTTGTAACGTTACAGGAATATCCGGAAACGGATATATCGCAGGATCAATTAAGTTAATTATTGATCCTAAACCTTATATCAGTAGTATTACTAACCCGTTTACAACCTCGCAAGGGTCAGATCAGGAGAGCGATGATGCACTAAGAGAGCGCATTAAGATTGCGCCAGCGGCGTTCAGCAATGCCGGAAGCCGGGGGGCATATGAATATTGGGCTAAGTCAGCACACCCGGCTATTGTAGATGTAACTGTAAGATCAGTCACCCCCGGTGTGGTCGAAATCTATCCGCTTGCGACAGGAGGTACAACAACAGCTATAATTAACGCAGTAACAGCGACTTGCAACGGAGAGAAGGTAAGGCCATTAACCGATACTGTGAGTGTAGGGGCTCCGGGTGCTTTGAGTTACTCTATTTATGTTAACATAATTAAGTACACAGAAGCGGATGAAACGACAGTACAGCAATTAGTATACGATTCATTAGCAGCATTAGCGTTTGAGAAGGCTCAAAAGTTAGGTCGTGATATAGTCGCAAGTCAGGTAATCGCAGCTTGTATGGTTAAAGGGGTTTACAGTGCAACGTTGGTTGGATGGTCAGATGTTATTTGTTCAGAAGTAGAGGTCTCAGAGCTCGATGGAATCATTATCAATGTAACAGGTAGCACAAATGGATAACATTTTAGCATCAGGAATCTCAACATACGATCATCTTGCCGTCTTCGATAAGATAGCTAAGGCTCGAATTGATATGATTGAGATTGAATCTTTGCTTGTGTATATCATTGATACTGTTCCGAGTTCAGCACTTCAAACAATCGCAGAGCAATTCAACGTGATGGGTTACAAAGGGTGGTCGCTCACTACATCGGATTCTGAAAAACGATCGCTTATAAAAAAAGCTATTGAACTTCACAGGTACAAAGGAACCCCCTGGGCGATCAAAGAGGCCTTGAAATCAGTTGGTTACGCAGGAGCTTCGATACAAGAGCACGTTGGAATTAATTATGATGGTCAGTATGATTATGATGGTGAGGTAAGTTACGGAACTTCAAACTGGGCTAAGTTTTCTGTTCAGTTGGATTTAGGGGACAACAAAGGTATCTCTTCCGATCAGATAACTACGATCGTGGCGTTAATTAACGAGTACAAAAATGTTAGAAGTCACTTAATTACAGTGTCGTTTGCAGCTTCGCTTGAAGATAGCGTTAATGTTATCGATGATGATATAGAGTTTACTATCGATGCCGGCGATGCTGAAGATACTATGTTTGATGTAATTCAGTTTGACGGTAGTAATAACTACGACGGTGCTGTGTCGTACGGGGCGTTTGGGGATATAATTGAATCGAACATATTACTCGTTAGAACTGTTGATAATGAATATGTAAGATGCAGCAGCGAATCAATGTTATGCGACAGAAGCTAAAAAAAAATAGTATAATGAACGAACAAATAACACTAAAAGGAGAACTCACTATTCGTGTATTCAGAAACGGTGAGTTGATTCAAGAAGATGTCGAGAAGAATCAAATAGTCAATCTTGCACGAACATCGCTGACTAAGCTAATAGCAGGTGAAGGATCCGGTTTTCAGGTGACAAAAATAGGTTTTGGGACAAACGGAACAGCAACAACAGCGGAAGATACCTCATTGACAGGTGCTTACGTGAAGGCATTAGGCTCTAATAGTTTGATCGCGTTCAATGTAGTTCAATTTAACTGGACTTTAGAAAACGATGAAGCAAACGGGATGAGCATTCAGGAGCTGGGATTGCTGTCAAATAATAACACTCTTTTTGCACGTCGCACACGGGCGGCGGTAAACAAGACGTCTGATTTGCGTATTGAAGGAAGTTGGAGGATCTTTTTTTAAACAAAAAAAATAAAATAACATGGCATATGTAGCTGAATCGCAGGTATATACAGAAGGTATCTACCAACTTGAAACGACAGACCCCGTTATAGGGGGGACTTCTGGCATTGCTAATCAGCAAGCAAAAGACCTTGCAAACAGAACCGCTTATTTGAAGAAGCAAGTCGATGATATTGCAGCAGGTAATAAGGTAGTCGTATTAAAAGGCGGTGCAGGGTCAGTAGTTGATAACACTTATTCAGAAGGGGCGGATCAAAATACTAATTTGCTTGCAAACGCAAGCTGGGTACAGTCTGTTATCAATGCAAGGTTAACGGGTCGTAACAAGCTGATTAACGGGGACTTCATTATAAGTCAACGAGGTAGTTCATTTTATAGCCCGGGAAATGGAGACCTTTTTACTATGGATAGGTGGAAAGTGATCGTAACTGGCAGTAGATCAGTGACTATTAGTACAGATACATCAATGAGGGCTGGTGTTATTGATGCACGAAAAAACGCAACGATAACTCTTAACGCAGCATCAGGTACATTTGAGTTAACTCAAGCAATCGAGGGGGTGACTACCTTAGAGGCAGGAAAGGCAACATTATCATTTTATGTTCACTCTTCAATTGCTCAAACATTGAGTGTGCAGTTGTCACAGCACATCAATAAAACTACAATGTACACTGACACAGCTTATTGGGTTGAAGCTAAAACAGTTGCATTGAGCGCAAATACTTATACGAAAGTAGTACTCACGTGGACTATACCGCAAATTGGAAATTTAGGATTGACATTAGATGAAGATAACTGTTTGATTGTTAAGATCAAAGTAACTAACACAGCAGCTCATACATTGAAGTTAACTAATGTTCAGCTTGAGAAAGGTATTTTTTCAACGCAATTTGAACAATTAGAAAAGCATAAAGTTGAAGATCAGTGTATGAGATACTATGAAAAGTTAGACTATCAAGCAAATAACACTGACATAGTTCATTATGCGACCTCTGGAGGATCTGAAACGTTGATGAGCTTAACTTACAGTTATAAAGCACGCAAAAGAAAAGTGCCTACTGTCACAATTCAGTCAGGGACTTACGCAGGAACAGCAGCCTTCACGGGTGTTGATGCTGTGAGGGTTACGAGATCAGGAACGGTTGCTATCTACGCACATACAATTATAGATGCGGAATACTAAAAAAAATTGGATGTGGCAAGTTGGACGTAAGTTCAAAAAAAACGGCAAGGAGTTCCGGATCACAGAAAGATGGATGGGAGGTTGTGATCTGGACACTTGCGGTATAAGCATTGTTGATGTGAAGGCTAATGTTCATTATCATAATGTTAGCCTCGAAAGAGTTGGTAATGTTGAAACATATATCTAAAAAAAAATGAGACAATTATTTTTGTTAGCCGGTCACGAAGTCGTGAACGGCAAGGGAACAGGCGCACATAGCCAGTTGGGTGATGAAGCGGTTGAAGCACTCAAGTTGCGCAACGCTATCGCTGAAAGGCTAAACACAAAACACGGAATAAAAGCTATTACGGATGTGCCAACCAGCACATTAAAAGTTGTAGTTGCTTGGCTAAGAGGGCTAATCAAGCAAGACGATGTTATGATTGACCTGCATTTTAATGCCGGATCAGTGACGGCTACCGGTGTGGAGGTGCTGGTTCCTGCTGATTACACCTTAAAGGAGTTCAGCCTTGCAAGCTCATTAGCCGAAGCAGTCGCTTCAACGTTGAATATCCGAAAGCGCACCGGTAAACTTGGCGTTGATAAAGCAGGGGTGAAGACCGAAAGTGAAAGTCAACACAGCAAATTAGCCGTGCTGGGAGGGTTAGGGATAGGCATTAACAATCTCGTTGAAGTATGCTTCATCACAAGTCCTCCAGATATGCAATCTTATAGAGCTAACTATACTCAGCTCGTTGAAAAGATGACAGATGTAATTGCCTACGCAGTTAAATCTAAGTAACTGATATATATAACGTTAAAAATAATTCAAAAATATTTCGTTAAATGCTTGTGTTGTGTGTTTAAAATGTGTATATTTGCATCAATGTAATTAATTGAGGTTTTTTTCAGAGTCCAATTTACATTAGACCTACTTTAAATTATGTGTCTTTTTCATGATTTCCAAAACCGTTTATCCGGGAGGCCAAACGGTTTTTAACACAAGCAAAAAAATGGAACGAATAAATATAAAATCAGTACCTCCAGTTAGGATAACAAAAACGGCTACCATGTATTTAGGTGCCGGATCAATAAATGTTTCTTTCAACGTGTCAGCATCTAAGTTGCTGGCATTGAAACCAGAAGATCGGATTGGGTTTGATTGGGATGGTAGTAAACTATATCTCGTTGTACCAGATCCAAATGGGTTTACTGTCAGAAAATATTCAAGTACATTTTCAACGAGCAGCTCAAAATTAAGAGCGAAAATTGAAAAACTTGTAGGGAAATCAAACCCTAAATTTGAGATTGAAGAATTCAAGGAAGGAAGGTGGCCGTTGAAGCTACTGTAATCCCTTCAAAATAAAGAAGCTCCGCAGCGATGCGTCTATTAAGTGTTAATTTACTGGTTGATTTTGTTGTTTTTTAGTTGTTTTTACCCCCTGATTTTCAGGGGGTTTTTTTATTCATGACCCGAAATGTTAAAAAATGTTAAAATTGTGAAAAAATTGTTCAAAACACTTGACTTATGTAAAAAAACATAGTATCTTTACATCATAAAACAACGCCGAAAGGCACTAAAACAAAACAAGATCATGAAAAACACATTAAGAAATCAGTTAGAAGCAAAAGGGATCACAGTTATTCCTAATTTCTTTTCAAGAGTAGCAGAACAAAATTGCGAAGTATTAGAAAGTCTTAACCGCAACGGATGCGAATTCCTACTTTGCGACTTCGGCAAGAGGTCTATAACTGACTATCCCGGAAACATAGAAGGACTTACAGTTGTAGTCCTCGAAGAAGGCGAGCTTGCTGACGTTGAAAAAAATTATGTAAAGGCAATATTTAACAAGTAAAAAAACCGGGGGTGGGTCAATGCTCGCCCCCACAAAAACACAATATCATGAAAGCAAGAGCAAGAGTTTATTCAGGCTACGCAAACGGCGAATTCGTACAGATCAAGGCATTTAAAAAATGCAACGCTATCGCAAGATACAAACAGTTAGACCCTGACTTTAAAGAAAGCAGCATGACTGTTCTAAACTTGACTAACGCAGAGCAATCAACAGTTGAATCGCTTTACCCAGAAATTTGTAAGTAAACAAACCCGGAGGGGCTTAGTCCCCTCCTTAAACTATGCTTATGAATATTATTTCAGAAGTGAATGAGATATACCTCACGAGAGGTGAGAAAAAAATAACAGGTCAAAACGTGACCGATACCGACATTGCCGCCTCAATGTGCAGGCAATTTTGGGGTAGCGATATAGACCTTTACGAGTCTTTTTTTATTCTCTTGCTCGATTGTCGAAATAAGCCGCTTGGCTGGGCTAAGATCAGTCAAGGAGGCGTAAATAACGCAGGGGCTATTGACGTAAGGATAATTGCTAAATATGCAGTATCTGCATTAGCAACAGGAGTGATAATCTGTCACAATCACCCTTCCGGGAGCCTTAAATTTTCGGATGCAGATATTAAGACTACTCGACAGATTAAGATTGCGTTAGAATTACTCGATATAAATTTAATCGATCACCTCCTTATCACAAAGGACGGATATACGTCTATGATTGAGGAGGTTATCTTATAACAAAATAACTATGAGCGCATATTCCTACCCGGGACTTATCACCCCCGAAAAAATAATTGACGTGATATGTGATACACTTCACATAACATTGCAGGAATTGAAGGGTGAAAAAAGACTTCAAAGATTTGTTGATGCAAGAAGAATTACGATAAAAGAAATTCGAACGAGAACTAAGATACCTTACGCAGAAATAGGGCGACTAATGAACAAACATCATGCAAGCATGATGTATATGGAAAAAACATATGACGAGTTAATGAGCAATCATGCTCCGTTCAGGTCAAAAGCAAATTACGTAAACAGACAATTAAACGAATATTATTCACATTCTAATTAACATAACATGAGCGAAATTATTAAGACAGATCAAGAGTTCATCGACTCTCAACTTAAAAAGTACAACGTAACCGATGCTGCACTTGCAGAAATCAAGCAACGTTACGACGAATTGAAAATTCAAGGAGCTGATGACAAGGCCGGTTACGATGCTGTGAAGGCTGCTATATCCGAGCTTCGAACAATCCGCACAGGCATTGAAAAAAAACGTAAAGAGCTGAAAGACGTTGCGTTACGATACGGACGAGCGGTTGACTCAGAAGCAAAAAGGATTACGGGAGAGTTAACACCGATCGAGGAGCGATTAACTAAAGAGAAGGAGCGCACCGATAAGGAGATTGAAGATCGAAAGAACGCAGCTATGTTGCTTCGCACGCAGGCTCTTATTGATGCCGGATTCGTGTTTGACGGTAACTTTTATTACGCAGGATCGGTGATTATTCACCCATCCAAGCTAATGGATTACGATGATGCAGCCTTTGACCTCGTAGTTTCAAGAGGGGCAAGCGAAATTGAGAATATCCGAAAAGCCGAAGAGAAGCGCAAGCGACAGATCGAAGCAGATAGAGCCGAGTTGGAACGATTGAGATCATTGCAGGCACGAATATCGCAACAGGTACAGGAACAACAACCCATCCAGCCTATTCAACCAATTCAGCCTTCACAACCGCAATTCCCACAACCTCAAGTACCTCAATATCAGGCACCACAGCAGCAATTATTCACACCGCCGCAACCGCAGTTTAGTCAACAACCGCAATTCCAGCAACAGACCACCAAGCCTAATGGATCAAGTGTTTATGATACCGGATTTGCAGACGGGTTCAGTGTATGTAAAGAGCAAGTCTTAGAAATACTAAACGATCCTACACCTATCACAAGGTCGTTGTTGCGTGAAAAAATTAACAGCCTAAACCCATGATTTTCACGATCATAATTACAGTAGCCGGATGGGAGTTAATCCGGCTACTGTTCACCCGAATTTTTAAGAAAAAACGTTATAAATTCGCTCAACATAGACGTTACTAATGTATAATTTATTACATTTGCGAAAACTGAATGGATTATGCAAGAGGTTGATCTTTCGTGGGTTTGGGCAACATTAGCCTCCGCAGGGGCTTCTTTCGTGACGTGGATATTCACACGACGTAAACAAACTGCTGAGGCAGAAGGAAGTGAGTTAGATAACGTTGAAAAGGCCGTTGCAATTTGGCGGCAAACAGCGGAAGATTTGCATAAGGAAATTAATGAGTTAAGATTGCAAATAACAGATTTGAAAAATCAAGTTTGTAACTTGCAATCAGAAAATTACAGGCTTACAAGGGAAATTGAAAAACTGAAAAAATGAAACGATTAATCTGGGTGTTGATAGCAATCACATTGTTAGGATGCACAACATCAAAAAAAATAAACGAGACTTCAAACAAGCATTCACAACAAATTGATGTGACAACGAACACAAATGTTAATACTCAAGTTGTTGAAAATCTTGACACTAACATTGTAATATCAGGTAATGAAGTCACGGCTTCGAGGCAGCTTGATGAATTGATTGCAGGAAAGTTAATCACTGCAAAAGAAAATGGAACTGAGGTGGAGGTAAGATACGATCAGATAACAGGAGAAGTAAAAGCGAAAGCAAGAACAATAAACAGAACGGTTCCTGTTCAATTTGAGCGCACAACGACCTCAAGCGAATCAATTAAACAAGCTGTGAAGGCAAATGAAGAAGAGAAACAAAAAACTCAAGTTATTGAGAAACAGGCAATAAGCACACCTTTGATTGTTATTGTTTGTATAATAGTGTTCTGTGTAATCATATTTTTTTGGGTAAATAAACGATGATTGGTTAATTAGTTGATTTTAACCGGATTGCTGGGAAGCACTCCGGTTTTTTTATGCTTAAATGTTAAAAATTGTTAAAATTGTGAAAAAAATGTGCAAAACACTTGACTTGTGTAAAAAAACATAGTATCTTTGTAGTACAAACAAACAAAAAAAACAAAGTCATGAGCACAAAATTAACATCAAGCGATATTCAAGCAGTAAAAGGAATGTTAGTAAGATACATTAACGCCAACAGTTGGACTAATCACAATCTTAATGAGTTTAAAGATGATTGCCTCTGGTTAGTTGGCAGGGTAAAGGACGATTCAGAGAACACATTCGCCATTGGCGTAGCCGCAACAGTTGAGAAGTACAGGAACTGTTCCGAAAAGCAAGCCTACGTCATTGCTAAAGCAGCTTGCGAAATGGGATTAGAATTCGATATTATATAAACAACACCGGAGGGGGCTACGGCCTCCTCCTAAAAACA